CCACCCCGATCTACAACTATGGCGCCGAGTTTTTTCACGTGGTCGATGTGCTGATCCCCGGCTGTCTCGGCACATACGACGAATTTCTCCGTGAGTGGTGCGGGGATGAGCAGCGCCTCAAGGATTCCAGGGAATTCGGCGCCTACCTGCGGCGCGAGGGCATCATGCTTCGCCGCACCCGGGCCGATGTCGGTCGCGAGCTGCCCGCGCTCACGAAGGTAGGCCATGAGATCGAAGCCGACCCCGCCGCCCTCGCGCGGGTCAAGGGCAACGCGGTGGCGTTGGCGCGCGTGATTCTCGCGAACAACGAGCGCTACAAGGGCGAAAGGATGCACGCCGCCGGCGAGTTCGACATGCTGATGCGGCAGGCGACCGGCGTGGCCAAGGCTCCCTTCGTCGCCGAGTTCGTGCGGATACTCGTGGAATCCGGCCAGCCCGTCGTGCTGTTCGGATGGCACCGCGAGGTGTATTCGATCTGGATGGAGCGGCTGGCTGACCTGAATCCAGTCCTCTACACCGGGTCCGAGAGTCCTGCGCAGAAGCAGGCCGCGAAGGACGCGTTCTGCCGAGGCGATAGCAAGGTGCTGATCATCTCCCTGCGCAGCGGCGCGGGTCTGGATGGTCTGCAGGAAGTCTGCTCGACCGTGGTCGTGGGCGAGCTGGACTGGTCTCCGGGCGTCGTGGAGCAGTGTATCGGCCGCGTGCATCGCGATGGACAGACAAAGCCCGTGATGGCGTATTTCCTGCTCGCCGCGGAAGGCAGCGACCCCATCGTTGCCGACGTGCTCGGCATCAAGCGCGAGCAGATCGAGGGCGTGCGCAATCCAGCGATCGGCATGGCCGAGCGCGTGGATGCCGGCGAGAACCAGATTCGACGGCTGGCCGCGCAGTACCTGGCCGCGCACGGCGAAGCACTGCCGGCGGAACGCAGCGTTGTTGCGCCGATCGGCACGCCCGAGCTCGAGTTCGAGTTGGAGGAATCGTGATGCAAAACCCGCTTTGCTTTTGGTTCGGCTGCGTGCCCGACTACGAACATCCCTGCGGACTCTCGCCGAACTACGTCGTGCCCTGCGCACGATGCGGCGCGCGCGACACCGATTACGCCGATCGCGTGGGCGACACGCGGCACGCGCGAGCGATGGGCGCCTTGGCCTACTGGTTCTGGCGGCGCTGGATTCCTGCGAAGTGCCCGGACTGCCAGCACCGGCTCGGGGCGCACGAGCACTGCGACGTTCTTCCGTTTTGAGGGCGCCCCATGGCCACCACTCCGACATCCGAAGCGTACAACGAGCTGCAGGTCGCCTACGATCACTTCAACAAGGCGCTGTTCGATGGTGCGCTGCCGCCCTGCCTGATCACCTTCCAGCGCGAGAAGCGGATGATGGGCTACTTCTCACCCACACGCTTCGCACGACGGCGCGATTCCGCGACGACGGACGAGATAGCCCTAAACCCTCAACACTTCGATCGCCGAAGTGACAAAGAAACCCTCTCGACGCTCGCGCACGAGATGGTCCATTTGTGGCAGCATCACAACGGCAAGCCAGGTCGGCGCGGCTATCACAACGCCGAATGGGGAGCGAAGATGGAGTCCATCGGCCTGATGCCGTCGCACACGGCCGCTCCGGGCGGGAAGCGCGTCGGTGAGCGCATGAGTCACTACATCATCGAGAACGGACCCTTCGACATTGCCGCGACCGCCTTGCTCGCGACCGGCGTGGAAATTTCCTGGGCCGACAAGCCGCCCGCGCCGCGGCCTTCCACGCCGCCGAGACCACCGAAGCCGACACCACCGCGCCCCATCGTCGATGACGACCCTGACGACGACGAAGGCTGGGGTCCGCCCAGCGACGGCGCTCCCGTCATTGACGAAGACGGCAACACCATCGTCGAGATTGGCGGCGTGTCCTACGTCGAGTCGCCGGTGCCGCAGAATGCGTCGAACCGTGTGAAGTTCCGCTGCCCGAACTGCGGCGCGCAGGCGTGGGGCAAGCCGAGCCTGCTGCTCCTGTGCGGAAACCCGGACTGCGCGGAAGCGCCGTTCGACGCGATAGGGTAATCCCCCCCTTCAGTTTTGTGCGGCAGTGCCGATAATGCGATGCGTCACATAGTAATATACCGCTCCAACGACGCGTTGCGCGTCATTGGATGAGCGTGTTCCCGTGGCCGCAGAAGGCAGTCTTTCCGAGTCATTGGCGTTGCAACCGGCAGAGCCCATCTCGCCCGCCGCCCCCGCCGTCATCGCCGAGATTCTGGCTGCGCACGCCCGGAACCGCGTTGCGCGGGGCGACTGCGACTACCCATCCGTCATAGCGCTTCAGCCCGGCGATCCCACCTGTCGTGTGTATCACATCCCCAGCAAAGCCGAGTGCAGGCAGCGGCTTGACGTGATAGGCGGCCGCGGCAGCATTGCGTGGACCGATGTCCTGCTCGAACGGTTTGCGGACGCCGTTGCCGCCCCTGACGAATTCCAGCGTCGCGCCGATCTCGTCCAAATCGCCGCGATCGCGATGGAGTGGATCGAGAGCATCGATCGACGCCTCGCGCGGATGCAGCCTCCACCCCTTCGGCCTGGCCGCGGTTGAGATGGACAGTCCTCATCTCTCAGACCCGGCGAGGTTGAAGCCCGCAGGGGTGGTCAGCTACGGATGGGGCGTCTCCCTCGAGATCGCTCTTTCGGCGGTTGTCGACGGCGTGCAGCGGTCACGTGAGACCGTTCAGTCACGCGAATTCGGCAGCTATTCCGAAGCCACGGATTGGGCGGCCGCGAGGACTGCGCCATGCGGGTGCCGCTACGAGGTCTATCTCTGGCGCAAAAGCTCCTACTCCACGTCATTCGCCCGCATGTACGACGGACGCCTCCCCGGATCACTTGTCGATAGTTGCAACATGGTTGCGGCTGCCGTGCCCATGCGTTTCCACGACGAAGTGCGCGCGGCAAGAGCGCGCCCGATCGCTGCGCACGCCGCCTGACACAACCATTCCCTTTCCGGGCTCCTTTTTACGCCGCGCTGGCGCGGCAACTCGTTGGACCAAACAGCAGGCCATTGAGCCAGAGGAGTCAAGTGAACACGAATAACCAGGCGGCACCGTGGGGTTTAGGCGAAGCGCGGAAGCTGTTCGAGGACGCGCTTGCGAAGGCGGCCCGTGGCGACCACGCCGAAGCGCCTTTCCCTCTCGATCCCGAGCAGGCCGCCCTGTGGCATCGAGCGCAAACAAGCGCGCTGCAGTGGGTTCTCGAAATGCTGCCACAGTCATCAACAGACGACACGGAGGCCAGTTCCAGGACGGCCGCGCGTCGAGGGCCTCGCGAAGAGATTGCAGTGAATCCCCTGCGCGCCGGGCTGGTGCGCTTGGAGTTCGAGACGAATCAGGCGGCCTTGACGCAGGGCCAGATAGGGTTGCGCGCGATGTGCATCGACGCCAGCAAGCGCATTCACGAGTTGCTGAAGACGCATTTCCCGAATGGCGCGCCAACGCAACTGGCAACGCCTGTGTCCCGCGAAGAGGCGGAGGCATTCCTCGCCCAGTATCACGAACAGGTATGGGAAGCCGCTGCAGACGAGGACTCGAGGACCGCGTACGACGAGGCCGGCGAGAAACTGGCCGAAGCGTTCCTTGCCCGGTTTGACCCCGCTCCAATCCAGCAGGCGGAACTGAGCGACGACCAGGTCGACCGCGTACTGCTGACGCAGATTCCTGGCGGATCACGGGCGGCAGACTGGTTCCGGCCCTACGAAGGGGCCAAGGGACTTGCGAATGTCCGGTACGTCGTGCGCCTGATGCTTGCCACGGCCGGCACGCCTCTGGGGTTCGACCTCGCCGCGCACTTGAAGCGTCAAATGGAATGGTCCGAAAGGACCTTTGGCCCCGGTGCCAGGTCGCAAGCCGTGATCGACCACATCCGCAAGGAGCTAAAGGAGGTTGAGGCGGACCCGAGCGACTTGGAGGAATGGATCGACGTCGCAGCGCTTGCGTTCAACGGTGCACTGCGCAGCGGAGCATCGCCGGCAGAGGTCGTCGGCACGCTGGTCGCGAAGCAGGCCAAGTGCGAGGCGCGAGACTGGCCCGACTGGCGTACTGCCGACCCGAACAAGGCGATCGAGCACGTTCGTTCGCGCGGCGCCGCGGCGTAATTGGCCCGTTACCAACACACAAGCCGGCATCCCTCGTGGGGTGCCGGCCTTTTTATGTCGGGCCTGGGCGCAGCTTGGTGGAGTCCACCTTTCACTCTTGTGTTTCGATGCGCGGCATAGTAAGCTGATTATGTCTGGCGTGAATCGCCAACTTGTCCATCACTGGAAAACCATGTCAACCGTTCTTTTCCAAACAGCACCACGCGCTTCCGGGAATCGCCCGGAAACGATGCCGTGCGCGCAGCCGAAACAGTGGCGCGCGAGGGCGGCGGTTGTGGGCAGTTTGTATCAGAGAAATCAAACGATTACGCATTGTGATTCGGTGGTTGGATCGTCCCTTTTTGGTGTGCTGAATATGTAGTGCTTCCGGTACGAGCGAAATGCTTGTGGCCCCGGGAGCGATCCCGGGGCCACTTGGTTTTCGGGGTGCAGAAAATGCTCTGTTACAACGAAATCGAAAGCGTGGGTGACACGGAAGCCGCCTCTTGCAATAGCGGCAGCCTACGCGGCTGGCGCCGGGCGCGGCGGAGTGCCGCCCCGTTACTGGGTAGGTGGCCGAGTGGTTGATGGCGCCGGTCTGTAAAACCGGATCCCAATCGGGACACGGTGGTTCGAATCCACCCCTGCCCACCAATTCCGGTGCGCGCCGATCGGGTGCGCGCACCCCATTTGTTGCGGAGTAGAGCAGCCCGGCAGCTCGCATGGCTCATACCCATGAGGTCGCTGGTTCAAATCCAGCCTCCGCAACCACTTCAATACGTCGGTAGCTCAACCTGGCAGAGCAGCGGTCTCCAAAACCGCAGGTTGT